TCGATGTAGATTTTAAGGATTTCAGATCTATCCAGCAGGCAGTCGGCGGATATTTCGAGACTGTGAAGACAAGAAAGATGTGGGACTACTTCAAAGCTCCTGTGGTTATGCTGGTTGATGAGGAAGGGTTAATCAAAGGACTTTCTTGTAATGCAGTGGCTTCTGTATTTTATGGAATCGAAGAGCATGGTTGTATGATTGCCGGCGATGTGATCTTCGGGTTAGTTCTAGGAGAAGATATTATCGGATTTGGCAATCGGGATTCAGAGCAGTGGATGGAGAAGATGTTAAAAGACTTCCCTGTATTGCAGAAGGAGAACAGTCATGAGTGATGGAAAGATACATATTCCGGCCAGAAGGAAACAGCCGGTAGATGATCAGATGGTGGTCAAAGTAACACCGGAAGCATATAACGCGCTGGTAGATATTTATAACGAATCAACTTTATCACTTAAGCAGATTGCAAGTCTTTTGATTGTAAAGGCTGCAGAGCAAGTGGTGTATGACAAAGAATAGTCGGAGGTAGAAATATGGCAACATTATATGAATTAACAGAGGAATACAGGCAGCTTTTGGAAATGATGGAAGATGACACCGTTGATCCGGAGGTGCTGCAGGATACATTGGAAGGTGTAGATGGTGAAATTGAAGCAAAGGCAGATAACTGCGCAAAACTGATTCGTGAGCTGAATGGTGTGGCCGGTGTGATCAACGAAGAGATTGAGCGTTTAAAAGCAAGAAAAGACGTAATCTCCAACAATGCTGACAGAGTAAAAAAATATCTTGAGAAGTCAATGATCGATACCGGAAAGAGAAAGTTTAAGACGGCTTTATTTGGATTTAATATTCAGAAGAATCCGGCATCAGTTGTAGTTGATCAGGAAGATAAGATTCCAGAAGAGTACTGGATCAAGCAGGATCCGAAGCTGAACAAGGCTTTACTTAAGAAGTGGCTTAAAGATAATCCGGAAGATTTTGCGCACTTGGAGCAGAGTGAAGGATTAAGAATTCGATAGGAGATATGGATATGTGGGAAGTAAGAGTAACACAGAAATATACATCAGATCACGGAATTGATTTAGAAGAAACAGTAGTTTTTAGAGTAAACAACTTAACGAAAGCGGGCGTTATCGTTGATATATTTAAAGGATATGGTATTGGAAAGATGAGTTATTCCATTACCCAGAAACAGGAGGAAGAGGATAATGAGTAAAGTTATTTGCATTATGGGAGAATCAGGATCCGGCAAAACAACATCTATGAGAAATTTAGATCCAAAGACAACATATTATATTGATGCTGACAAGAACTCATAGATGGAACATTAAATCCGGGGCAGTTCGTTCCGGAAAGTCTTATGTGGATACAGCTTTTGTGATTCCATTCCGTATTCGAGAGAGGGCGGGCAAGCCGGGACTAAATGTTATCCTTGGTGTGTCTAAGGAATCAATTGAACGAAACGTGCTGCAGCCAATGCGTGAGATCTACACAGAGGAACTGATCGGGCAGATCAATAACCGGAATATGGCAATGATCTGCGGTGAAGAAGTGTATTGCCTGGGAGCAGAGAAAGTCAGCCAGGTAGCGAAGATACAGGGAGCCAGCATAAAATATTGTTACGGTGATGAGATTGCCAAGTGGAACAAAGAAGTGTTCCAGATGTTGAAATCACGACTCGATAAGCCGTATTCGTGCTTTGATGGAGCTTGTAACCCAGAGCATCCAACACACTGGTTAAAGGAGTTTCTGGATAATGACGAACTGGATATCTATTTGCAGAGATACACAATCTTTGATAATCCGTTTCTTCCACAGGAATTTGTTGAGCAGTTGTGCAAAGAGTATGAAGGTACAATTTATTACGATCGTCTGATTCTTGGGTTATGGAAGAGAGCAGAAGGAGCAATTTATAAACGATTTGCAGACAATCCGGAGAAGTTCCGGTGTGAAGTACTGGAAGGACCTGCAGACAATCCGGAACATAAACAATTCCGGAAAAATGATATTGTATCGATAGAGATCGGACTTGACTTCGGAGGAAATCAGTCCGGTCATTCTTTTGTAGCCAGAGGATATACAGACGATTACAGAGACGTAATAGGGATTATGTCTAAGCGAGTCATGGCAAAAGACCAGGAAAAAGACATAGACAGCAATATGCTGGATCAGCTGTTCTGCGATTTTGTTCAAGAGGTAATTGATAAATACAGTGTGATCAAAAAACAAGGCGATTATGTAGAGTACTGTAATGTGGAATCCGTTTACTACGATAATGCGGAGACAGTGCTCGGTAATTCCATCCGAAATGCAGTGGAAAAGAGATTCCCTTGGATGATTGTAAGAAAAGCGAAGAAAGCATCTATCATTGATCGGATTCGCTGTACGATCCGATTGATGGGAGCTGGAAGGTTCTGGATTACAGAGGATTGCAAGTCCCTGCAGACAGCGCTTTCGGATGCGGTATGGAATAAAGACGTGAAAGATAAAGATGAGCGTCTGGATGATGGCAGCACCGATATTGATAGCCTGGATGCATTTGAATATACAATTGAACGGGATATGCGAGATCTGATAGAAGAGGTGGAAGATGTTTGATGGATTAAAAAGACTATGGGGAAGGATAGTGAGCATGTTTAATTACACGACATTAAAAAATATAATTGGTAAAGATGTGGCACTGTCACAGGCCATGATCGATGCCATCAATGAATGGAAAAGAATGCTGGTCGGGAATGCAGAATGGTGTGACGATACAGTAGAATCCTTGAAATTGGAAGAGGGCATCTGCCGTGAGTTTGCAGATTCTGTCTTGGTAGAGATGGAAGCCAAGATCCTGAATCATGATAATATGGATAAAGTTCTCCAGAAAAGTCTATCTGATATGAACAAGAAGCTGCAGACCGGTCTTGCCCTTGGAGCAATGGTTCTCCGACCGCTCGGTTCAGACAAGGCTGAGTATGTTGCTGCAGATAAATTCATTCCGATTAGTTTTGATGATAACGGAGTTCCGAACGATATTGCTTTTCTGGTTGTAAAGTGTGTTGGCGAAAATGATTATTATACCAGGGTAGAGAGACATTATTTCACAAATGGGAGTCTGACCATTGAAAATAAATGTTATCATTCGCAGAGCCGAAGTGATATCGGGCAGAGATGCAGCCTGGAAGCAGTCGCAGAATGGGCAAATATTCAACCTGGGCCAATTGTTTATACCGGTATGACAGAAATGGATTTTGGATATTATCAGAATCCAATTGAGAATAAGGTGGATAGTTCTTCATGTGGCGTATCAATATATGAGTCGGCAAAAGGATTGATAAAGAAAGCTGATGTGCAGGCAGCACGTCTTGACTGGGAATATGATTCTGGAGAACGTGCGATTCACGTGGATCAGAGAGCATTAAAGAGTAAAGGCGGTAAGACTTACCTGCCAAGGCTGAAAAAACGTCTTTACAAAGGGATGAACCTTGAAGATGGTAAGGATAAAGAACTTTACAAAGAATATTCTCCTGCAATGAGGGATGAAGCATTTCGAAGAGGATTAGAAGAATACAAACGAGAGATTGAGTTCAATGTTGGTCTTGCTTACGGAGATCTGTCTGACGCACAGGAAGTGGATAAGACAGCCACGGAAGTGCTTGCATCAAAGACCAGAAAATACAATCGTGTTACTGCAATACAGGAGAAGCTCGAAGAATGTTTAAATGGATTCGTAAATGCGCTGGCTTTCTACAATGGTTTTTATATGTCTGGTGTGGAATTTACTTGCGAGTTCAATGATTCAATCTTGGCAGATGAAGAATCAGAAAGGCAGCAGGACAGGCAAGACGTAAGTATGGGTGTTATGAGTCTGGTTGAATATCGCATGAAATGGTACAACGAGGACGAAGCGACCGCAAAGTCAAAAATCCCGGAACAGAATCAGGTGATGGAGTAAGATGCGAGATGATTACAAGAATAAGATGGCCAGTAAGATTGCCGCCAGATATCAGGATCTGGAAGAACGAATCATGCAAGACATTGTTAGGAGAATCGTTAAGACTGGTGAAATTACCAGTACTGCAGATTGGCAGATTAATCGGTTACGGATCCTGGGACATTCTTCAGAGGATATCGAACGTGAGATAAAGAAGACGCTCAATGCTTCCTATCCGGAAATGTTTGAGCTGTACGATAAGGTAATCGAAAAGGAATATGTTCGAGATAAGGATGTATATGAACAGATCAATGCAGAATATATACCGTATGATCAGAACGAGCAGCTTAATCAGATCACAGAAGCAATTATTGATCAGAGTTGTGAAGATTTGGAGAATGTAACCAATTCGCTTGGATTCTATTTGGATTATGGAAATGGTAGGAAGGTACTGACACCACTTGCTCAGGTGTATTCGGGATACCTGGATGCAGCATGTTATGATATCGTAACCGGCGCGTTTGATTATAACAGCGTCCTGAGACGAGTAGTTACACAGCTCACGAACAGCGGACTCAGGAAGATAGATTATTCATCCGGGCGAGCTGATCGGGTGGATGTGGCTGCAAGGAGAGCGGTCATGACTGCAGTCAGTCAGATTACTGGAAAGATATCTGAGTACAACGCACAGAAGCTTGGCACCGAGTATTTTGAGGTAGAATGGCATGCAGGTGCACGACCGACACATGCAGTATGGCAAGGGCGTGTCTGGTCCAAGGAACAGCTGTATTCAGTATGTGGTCTGGGGACGGTCACGGGACTTCTAGGAGTGAACTGTTATCACACCTATTATCCTTTCTTTCCCGGACTGTCAGAACGCAACTGGACGGATGAATGGCTGGATGCCAAGAATCTGGAAGAGAGTGAACCGAAGAACTTTGGGGATAAGGAATATACCTTGTATGAAGCCAAACAAAAGCAACGCCAGATGGAATTGGCGATGCGGGCGCAAAGAGAAAAGGTTCGACTGCTCCAGAAAGGCAAGGCTGATCCGGATGAAATTCTGTTGCATAAAGCAAAGTATCAAGGACAGTTAAATGAATATTCCAGATTTTGCCGGAAAATGAAGCTTACGGAAGAACGTGAGCGTATTTACCTGGATATGAAAGGTCGGGTGGCAACAAATAGCAAACGACAGAATGCATTGTTCCCGCGGGAAATGATTGAGAATGCATCCAAGGATGTGGCTCAGTATAAGCGGTATAAAGAAGTTCTGGGAGATTATATTGGTTCGCTTGTTAATTTCGGCCGGATGAAATATAATGATAGTGAGAAATGGAAAATTATCAGTGAAGCATATATAGATGTAAAATGGCAGAGTCAAGCACTGAAGAAGAAACAAATAGGAGAAGTACATTCTATCCCGTATAAAGGTGCTCCGAATAGTGTGTTTGATAATTTCAAAGATGGTGCCTTGCAGAGACGTAGATATTACGGAAATGATGGAAGGCCAAGATTAGACATAGATATGACGGATCACGGAAATTCAAAAGAACATCCGATTGTACCACATTATCATAACTGGTATCTTGATGAAAAAGGTAACTTGAAACGTGAAGCAAAGCACGATAATCCACTTAAATTAGGGCATGAAATTGCTAATAAAGATATTCTCGAGAAGAGGTGATTGAAATGATTGAGTATAAAGATTATGCAAAATTTGAGAACTTGTCTGAGCTGTCAGAAGCTATAGAGATAGGATTAGATATCGAGTTTATTCTTTATGGAGAAAGATATAATATTTCGTGGAGAGATGATGAGCCGTTTATATGCAGGTGTCCAGAAGGTGAGACTAATTTCTATACAGATGCCAAGGCAATGCTTGATAAACATAAAATAAATGATAGACAGTTAAAGGAATTATGGAATGATATGAAAGTATTATCCATGTAGCTACCACCAGTCGAAAGGCCGGTGGTATTTTTGTACGCAATTTTAGGAGGTGATCCACTTATCTCCCTTTGAGACGCAGGGTTATGCGTCTTATTTTTATGCCCTGCCATAAGGCTATAAACTGGACAATTACCCGGCCGGAGGTTTAACCGGCTATATCCCATACCGCTGAAAGAGCGGTCAATAAAATATTTCAGG